CCGCCATGTGGAACTTCGGGAGAAAAAAGTGGATATGCTAAATGTGTTCCTGCTGCAAAAGCTGCTGGAATGAGTAAAAAAGAAAAAGAATCGGCAACTCGTAGAAAAAGAGCTGCACAAAATGCGGCAGGTAGAGGTGGTAGTGATAGTAAGGGGCAAGGTAAAACACCAATATATGTTTCTACTAAACCTAAAAACGAAGAGTGGAGTGAAAAATATAAAAGAAGTATAGATTGTAATAATCCAAAAGGTTTCAGCCAAAGAGCACATTGTCAAGGCAAGAAAAAAAATGAAACAATGAGTATAGAAGAAAAACTAAATCTTTTTTTAGAAAAGAATTGTCCAACCGATGCAGGAAAATGGGCAGCTTCAAAAGCAGCAGCAAAAGCAAAGTTTGATGTATATCCTTCGGCTTACGCAAATGGATGGGCTGCAAAGAACTACAAATCAAAAGGTGGTGGTTGGAGAACTTGTAATGAGAGTTTAGGAGAATTAAACGCATTGCATGAATGTTGGGATGGATATAGGGAAATTGGTGGTAAAATGAAAAATGGCAAAATGGTGCCAAATTGTGTACCAGTAAAAGAAAATATTAAAGATATGAAATTAAAAAGTTTAATGCCCATAAATGCAAAGAATGTAAACGAAAGAATTGATGGCGATACATACAATGCCGATAGTGAGGGTGAAGAGGATTTTACAAAACACCATGCAACATCAATGTATGCACCCGATATGGGATATGGTGCAGAACCGGATACTTATGATTTTGATGATTTAAAAGATACAAAACCTGGCTATCAAAATCCTTCACAAGATAAAGATGTTGAAGATAGAGGATATGAGCCGGTAAAATCAAAAAAAATAAATGAACAAGTAAATGAAGTAGAAGAATATGATGTGGAGAACGGACAAGATATGAAAGAATTCGTTCAGTTTATGAGAGAGTACACACAATACCTAGCTGAAGCAAATTGTCCTTGCGTATATGAAGCCGAATATCAGGGTAGAAAAGTTCAATTGGGTAAACCAATGCAAGGCGATGTTAAAAAATTCAAAGTTTATGTAAAGAACGATAAAGGAAACGTTGTGAAAGTAAACTTTGGTGACCCAAATATGAGAATTAAAAAATCTAACCCAGAAAGAAGAAAATCATTCAGAGCAAGACATAATTGTGATACTCCAGGTCCAAGATGGAAAGCAAGATATTGGTCTTGCAGAAAATGGTAATTTATTTGTTAATATCAAATAATTTCCATATCTTTAAACAAACTATAAAATAACAAATGGCAGATAAATCATTTTTCGGTAGGTTACAAAAACTATTTTCAACGAATACAATTGTTCGTAAAACATCTAAGGGAGTCAAAGTTATTGATACCGATGAGTATCAAACTTTAACAACTAACTTAATAGATAGATACACCCGTATGCGTACACCGCAATATAGTGGTGGATTAATTGAATCAGCAGCGGCATATCAGCAAGTTCGTATAGATTTGTTTAGAGATTATGATGGTATGGATAATGACCCAATTATATCTTCTGCATTAAATATTTACGCAGATGAAGCAACTGTTAAGAATGAATTGGGTGATGTATTAAAAATTAATTGTCCTAATGAAAACACAAAAGAAATTTTAAGAAACCTTTTCTACGATATTATTAATATTGAATTCAATCTATGGCCTTGGACCAGAAATTTAGTTAAATATGGGGATTTCTTTTTACAATTAGAAATTTCACCTGAATTAGGAATTGTAAACGTAACTCCTTTATCCGTATATGAAACGAGTAGAGTTGAAGGATTTGATATGACAAATCCTCAAAGAGTAAAATTTGTTTACTCACCATTTCAGAATCCAAATAGTATGCTATCTACCGCAGGTTCTAAAAAGGAATACGAAAACTATGAAATAGCACACTTCCGTTTATATTCGGATGCAAACTTTTTACCTTACGGAAAATCTATGATTGAAGGTGGTAGAAGAGTTTGGAAGCAATTATCTCTTATGGAAGATGCGATGTTAATCCATCGTATTATGAGAGCCCCAGAAAAAAGAATTTTTAAAGTAGATGTTGGTAATATTCCACCAACCGAAGTTGATAACTACATGCAAAAGATTATCAACTCATCTAAGAAAGTTCCATTCTTAGACCCACAAACAGGAGAATATAACTTAAAATATAATATTCAAAATCTTATCGAAGATTACTATATGCCAGTTCGTGGTAGTGATAATGGTACATCTATCGATACATTAAAAGGATTGGAATATAATATGATTGATGATATCAATTACTTAAAAGGTAAATTGATGGCGGCATTGCAAATTCCAAAAGTATATTTAGGCTATGAAGAAGATATTAGCGGTAAAGCTACTTTAGCTGGACAAGATGTTCGTTTTGCAAAAACAATTGAAAGAATTCAAAAGGTATTAGTATCAGAATTGACTAAAATAGCAATTGTACATTTATATGCACAAGGATTGGATAATGCAGATGATTTAGATTTTTCATTAGAATTAACAATACCATCTAAAATATATGAGCAAGAGAAAGTAGAATTATATACATCTAAAATTGCATTAATTACTCAAATGCAACAAACAAAAATGTTCTCCAAAAAATGGATGTACGATACTATTATGAATATGACTCCTGAAGAGCAAGATGAGTTGACAGTTGATGTTATCGAAGATACTAAACAACAATTCCGTTTAACATCAATTGAAACACAGGGTGTTGACCCGGCTAAAGAAACAGGAACAGAAGAAACCACAAATGTTGAAGAAGAAATTCAAAAGATAAAAAAAGAATTAGCGGAGGAAGATAAAGTTGGTAGACCAAAAGACCCGGTTAGATATGGTAAAGATGACCACCATTTAGGCAGAGACCCATTAGGAATTAAAACTTTAAAGCAAAAAACTCAAAGAGAGACAATAGAAATATTCAAAGATATGGTTGGTAACAAAAAGACTATTTTGAGAGAAGATTTGGATAAAAAGTAATATTCCACAATAAAAGTATATTTATATCAGAGAAATTAAATAATTAATGAAAAATATTAAGCATTCTAAGTTTAAAAACACTGGGTTCATCTTTGAATTATTAGTAAGACAAATTACATCTGAAATAATGTCTGGCAAAACTAATTCTAAAGCTGAAAAAATATTAAAAGAATATTTCTCAGCTAAAAAAGAACTTTCTAAAGAATTAAAATTATATCAATATTTGATTAATGAAAAATATAATTCAGAATCAAAAGCAGAAAAATTTGTAGAAACAGTATGTGAAGCTCGTAAAAGATTAGATGAGCAAAAGCTTACAAAAGAAAAATACAATTTAATAAAAGAAATTAAAGAAGCATACAATATTGATGATTTTGTAAAATCTCCAATTTCCAATTATAAGAACTTAGCATCAATATATAAAATATTTGAAGCTACAACTACTAAAGAATCGTTTGAACCAAAAGATATTGTTAATTCTAAATTTACTATTGTTGAAAATATAATCAATTCATCAATTGAAAATAAAGACAAGAAAGTAAATGATAGAGTTTTGGAAGAATACAGAAAGCAAGATGAAGAAGTTAGAATGCTATCTTATAAAATGTTAGTTGAGAACTTCAATAAAAAATATAACAACTTATCAGAGCAACAAAAAAACTTACTTAAAGAATATATCAATAATATTAACAACACTGGAAAATTAAAAGAGTATGTTAATAGTGAAGTTAATTCTTTATCGGAAGGATTAAAAGATATTGGCTCTAAAGTATCAGATAAAGTTACAAAAATTAAATTAGCTGAAACAATATCAAATATAAAAAAGATAAAATCAGTTAAGAAATTAAAAGAATCTCATTTATCTGCATTAATGATGAGTTACGAATTATTAAAAGAATTAAAAGATAGTTTAAATAAATAACGATGGTAAATTATAGAACATTTAATGCAAAATTAGTAACATCTGGTTCAGCTGCATTAGTAGATAGAGCATGGGGTGTATTGCCTGTAAATGGTGTGACTGGAACTATTACATTAGAAGGATTTGGAACAGGAAGTACTGTTCACCCAACAATAGCATTAGAACATTTAGCAGCAGGACAACCTTTTCCTTGCTATGTTAGAAGTATTAATGTAACCAATGGTGGTTCTGTATATGTATTAGCTTAAACTTATAAGAAATGCCAGCAGTATCCAAAGCACAACAAAGATTTATGGGAATGGTTCACGCCGCACAAAAAGGTGATATGGAAAATCCATCCCCTGAAGTTAAAAAAGCTGCTGATTCTATGACTGATAAAGACGCAAAAGATTTCGCATCAACTTCACATAAAGGATTGCCTGATAAAATCAAAGAAGTGGTTTTATCCGAATTACGTTCAGTTAGAGCAATCCAAACCGATTATATGAAAGTAATCGATTCTATGGAAAAACATTTAGAATTATATAAAAAATCTAAAGGAACTCCAGAAGAAAAACAACACATTCAGCATTTAAAAACTTTAACGGCACAAAAGAAAAAATTAGCAGCAGAATTAGATGCTAAGGTTAGTGGTATGTATAAGGATGCAGAATTGAAGGTTGATGAAATGAATACAACCGGAAATGTGCAAGGATATGGTACTCCACACGCTTTTGGCAAGCCTGAAGATGAAAAAACTAAAGGTAAAAGACAAGCCGATTTGACCGGATATAGTGTAGTAAAAGAAGGATTATACTATGTTGGTTATAACAAAGGTAGAGGACAAGGTAAAGGTGTTTTTAAGCATTCATATTCATCATACAAAGATGCAAAAAAAGAAGTAGAAAAGCTTGAAAAGCAAAGAGGTGGTTCATATAATATGGTTGCATATTATGTATCGGATAAAGATGGAAATTTTGTAATGAACGAAAATCGTTGGTTAGAGTTAAAAAAAGATGAATCAACTGCACAAGCAAAAATAGGTAGAGGTATATCTACAATAAGTAGACAATTAAAAGAAATGGAAAGATTTCTTAATTGGTATGGTAAAATTAAAAATGAAAGTGGGGTAGATAATAAAAGTTATTGGAAAAGAACAAATAGTCATATTTATAGTATAAAGGAAAGACTATTAAAATTAGACCAAAAAATTAGACAAATTTCAGAATAATGAAAGCAAACCAATTAAAAGAACTTATCAGACAGGTTGTTAAAGAAGAAAACGATTATCAGGAAATGTTCAAAGCAATGCTTGACAAGACTGGTAAATCAGTCGCTTCTATGAGTGATACCGAAAAGAAAGCATTCTTCAACGCAGTGGATAAAGCAGCAAAAGCAAAATCGGAGGGTAGATTGAGAGGATATAATGAAAACTTACCTGGAAATCAGGAGAAGTTAGATACCGATAAGGATGGTGAGATTGAAGCAAGCGATTTGGCAGCATTGAGAGGAAAAAACGAATCGGTTAAAAAAAAAAAGTAAATGAAAATTTGGCCATTTATGTAATGACCGCATTGGGTGGATTCATATTTGGTAAAATTATTCTTTATTTTTTATATGAATTGGCTGGAAAAGGAATGAATTATTTTACAGCTAAGCCCGATTATGAAGAGCCTGTAAATGATATATTGCAATCATTGGTAAAAAACAAAAGTTTTGTAAGTGATGCAACTGATATGATTGATTATAAAAAAGGAATTGATAATTCGACTGCTGATAAAATAGTTAGATTACCATATGTAAAAACACAAATAAATAAAGCTGTGGATAAATCGGATGGTAAATTGCATAGTACGGAAATAGAAAACCAACTAAAAACTATATTTATTAAGTCTTGGATGGATAAAGGAATTACCAATACAGCAATTGAAAAGGTAAAAAAAGATATAAAATAAATGAATAGGGGATTACTAATAGAAACGCATTTGTTCGAAGCCAAAATGGTGGAGCAGGATAATGGTACTTATTTAGTTAAAGGTATCCTACAAAGAGCAGGTGCTCCTAACCAAAACAATAGAAGATATCCTAAAGAAATCTTAGAAAGAGAGTGTAAGAAGTACGAACAACTTATCAAAGAAAGAAGAGCATTGGGTGAATTAGACCATCCAGATTCTCCTGTTATCAACCTTAAAAACGTTTCTCACAACATCAGAGAAATCGGTTGGGATGGTGATGATGTAGTAGGTGTAGTAGAAATCCTTTCAACTCCATCAGGAAATATTCTTAGAGAATTATTAAAAAATAATATCCGTTTAGGTATTTCATCAAGAGGTTTAGGTTCTGTTAAAGAACTAAATGATGGTACTTTAATGGTACAAGAAGATTTTGAATTGGTAGGTTGGGATTTTGTTTCAAATCCATCTACACATGGAGCATTTATGGCGCCAATGAACGAATCAAAGCAATGGAAAAAAGTTGCAGAAGAGTGTGGTAAATGGTGCAAAGCACAAGACCTTATGAGAGAAATTATAATTGAATTAAACTAATAAAATGGCAAAGCTAGTAAACTTAATACCTGGTAAAGAAATCAATCCAAAAGTAGTAAAAGAAGATTTGGAAGATATGGATGTATCTATTCCATCCAAAGTTGAAAGATTTTTAGATAGAGCATTACAAGTTATCAAATCATATAATTTGGGTAGAAGAAAGGAGCAATTGGTAATAGCTAAGTTGATAGATGCATTGGGTATGACTCCGCAAGAATTATCACAAGCCGTTCAAAAATTAAAAAAGTATAAAATCGTAAAGAGATAATTATGTTAAAGTTAAAAGACCTTTTGAAAGAGGAAGAAGATTTTCAACAACTTCCTACCGAAATCAAAAAACATTTTTTGGAAATAATTTCTACATTTGGTCAATTCAGAGAACAAATGAATAGAAAATCTGATATCAGAACTATTGCTGAAACTTTAGGTGGTATCGCAGATGCAGCATCAGAATATACTTTGAGAGAAGGTGGTGATTGGTTTGATAGAGTTACTATCAAAAGAAATATGAAAGAATTAAAAGCATTGCATGAAAAATTCCAAAAAGAATCTTTAGAAGCAAAAGCACAAGAACAAAGATTGGAAGCTCTTTACGAAGATATGGGACATGTGTTAAATAGATACTTCGAAATAGCAGATGTTTCAGAAGAAGTTATGAGAAACCGATTAGGATTAAAAGAATCTAAAACTAAAAAATAATAATGGAAGAATTAGCATCTTTATTATTACAAAGTAGAACACAAGCGCATTCATTTCATTTAGGTGTTAGGGGTGTTGGAGCTCATTCGGCACACGTTGCATTGGGTGAATATTATGATTCAATTGGTGGATTAATTGATGGATTGGTAGAAGTATATCAGGGTAAAGAAGGATTGATACAATTATCTGGCATCGGAGTATTAGATAAAAATAATGATATTAAAAATATAATTAATTATTTTGAAAAACTATGTGGTATGGTTGCAAAACTAAGACAAAACCCAAAGTTGCAAGATAGTTGGATTCAAAATGATATTGATACCGTTGTATCTCTTTTATATAGAACAAAATATAAATTAGTAAATCACCAATAAAAAATTATGTTGATTATTGATGTAAAAGATGGAAACATCGAAAGAGCATTAAAAGCCTATAAAAATAAAGTAAAGAGCGTAAAGCAAATTGAACAACTTAGGGATAGAAAAGAGTTTGAAAAACCATCTGTATCTAATAGAATTAAGAAGCAAAAGGCAATAAGAAAAGAGAAATTACAAAATTTTTTTGATAAAAACAAATAATTTCTTTAGTTTTCTAAAAAATTTATATATTTATTTTCGAATATCCTATTCTATATAGGATTTTTTTATTAAGACTTAGTTGGTTAATGAATACCCTTCTCTTATAAGGCGTGACCGAACAACCGACAAAATATCATTGAAGTTCCACAATACAATAACTTCACAGGAACAAAATACATTTTAAAAATGGCAAATTCAAAATTGTTAAAAGAAGCAATCGCAGATGCTAAAGCGGTTAAAGAAACTGCATTGGCTAACGCAAAGCTTGCACTTGAAGAAGCCTTCACACCAAGACTACAGTCTATGTTAACTCAAAAGTTAAGAGCTGAAGCCGAAATGGAAGGAGACGAGGAGCAAGTTGATGAGGAATTAGATTCAACAGGAATCGGTTCTTCAACATCTAATCCTACTTTAGATGCACATACTGAATTCGAAGGTGGTTCTACTGAAACTACATCTGGTGAGCCTGGAGCTCAAGTTGCAGATTTCAAAAAAGTAGCAGACATCAACGAAGAAGAAGAAATGGGCGCTGAAATGGATAAAGATGCTGAAATCGCTGAACTAAGAGCTAGATTAGCTGAATTAGAAGGTGAGGACGGAGCAGAAGAAGAAAATCTTTTTGCACAAACAGAAGCTGATGACGAAATGAGCATGGATGACATGGGCATGGGTTCAGAAGAAGGTGATGGTGAAGAATACGATGTTACCGGCGAAGAAGAAGAAGAAACCGAAGATGACATGGATTTAGAAGCAATCATCAGAGAGTTAGAAGCACAATTAGGCGATGAGGAAGGTTCTGAAGAAGAAGCTCCAATGGCTGAAGCAGAAGAAGG